CTGAATCATTTTCAGTTTCTTGTTAGTCTTAGCTACTTTCGCAGTGATAGCGTGACCTAGCATCGAGCTTGCTGAGTTGAAGATTTCACTTGCGAAGCGTGAATCTACTTGCATACCCAGGTCGAGAAGATTATTAAATGCGTCTTTTGCTAATAAAGACAATTCGTCCATCTCCTGATCAGAGGCCTCTAGTCCCGTCACGGCGGGCAAAGCCTGCTCGATCTTTTCAATTTCACTAAGCATCTCTGGAGTTACAAACTCTTGAGGTATATCTTCTTTAATTTTAGGACTATCCGCAACATTATCGGATTCTGAATCATCCGGTAAGTTAAAAAGTTCCTGTAGCTGTCTGGTCATATAATTCTCTCTTTACATTTTTCGCCATGCCATCTGATGTAATTGCCCACATTCATGGTTTGCTGACAATGCTCACATTCAACACTTTTATTCAATTTATTCACGGATGTTTTAAGTACATCTGGATTAGATAATTTTTCCTTCATTCGCTTGCTTGCGGACGAACCCATTTTGTTTCTGAAGGATTCATTCTCCCAAAGTTTATGAAGTGTATTTGATTGCTTATTTCTTGCGATCAATGCTTGTTTTCGTTCCTCATTATTCCAAGATTTAATCATATTCAAAACCGCAGTTTCTGATTTTGGAACTCCTTTAGAAGCTAATGATAATGCTTTTCTTCTATCCTCAGAGTGTGGTCCTTTTAGTTTTCCGGAATTGATCTCACTGATGTGCTTAGAAAAATCTTCTCTCATTTTTTTATATTGATGTGATGTTGGGTTATGTCGTTGTTGATTATCACTAGAATTTAACATTTTATTCATAGCAAAAATCATTTTTTTATGATTCTGACCTGAGGTTATTCTAACAAGAAGCATGTGACAAACGAAATGTTCTCTAGGAGTTAGAAAAACTAGATTATCGGAAGAGTCTTTGCCACCCATGCTAACTGGAATAATATGATGTCGCTCAACGTAGCCCAAAATGCTTTTTGCTTCGTTTCTGGTAGTCAACTGTCGTGAGGTTGCTCTGGCAATCAATCTAGTATAAATGCCATAATACTTATTTTGAATAAACATAGTGCTATATTTAGCTGTTTATTTGCCACCGTTTCTGAAAATATCTTTTTCGGTTATAACTCTAAACGATACTCCTGCTCTCTTGCACCAAGCATTAGCCGCTTGCCATTTTGCTTGATTAACTATTGCGGCGGCTTGGGCTGTCCTAGAACGACCAGCTTCTTGAATTGATGTCTGCTTTAAGGGTTTAACCTCGATCAATTCTGCTTTCCTCATGCCATTTTTATCTTGATACATCACAAAAAAGTCGGGCACGTAGATAGTTTGCTTGCCAGTTAGTGGATTTCTATACGGGATTCTAATTGACTCACTTGCCCATTGAACTACATTTTGATTGCTATCAAAAAACATCATTACAGTAAGTTCCCAGCCACTACGATAACGAGGCTTACCTAGTCCCACATATTTTTGCGGGTTCTTTATTTCATAAATTCCCTGAGCGAATGCCATTATCTAATGATGTTGCGAGTGACAAATTGATTTGCTTGAATCTCATTAGCAACGCCATACATTACTGTCTTGTCACTGAATGTGTTCAAGTAGTATGCTAAGGTTAAAGTCATTCTGAGTTTATCAGTGTCTTCAAATGCTTCTAGCAACTCCATGACATCGACACCAGATTGTGCTGATGCTCTAAACAAGTTCTCAGTAAATGTGTTTGCGATTTTTGAATTTGATGTACGCTCAGCAAAGAATGAGAATACAATATCGTATGTCGCCGCATCGATTGATAGATTTGTTTTGTAGAAGTTGTTTAAGATGTTGACTTGATCTGCCATAAGATTCTCCAGCAGATATTTATCAAGGAACAGTAGCAGTAGGAGATTGATTGCTTGGTGTTGAGCCGTTAGCTGTCTTAGTACCTGTTAGTGCTGGGAATACTCTGCCATTAACAACTGATGACGCCGCGTTGTTTAGACCCGATACAGCAACACCAACAACTTCTTGTGTAAGTGCTTTTGATAGATCCATCTTTTTGATTGTCTTGGCTGCTGTTGTAGCTTTGATTGCCGCGCCTAACCAGTTGCCGTTGCTGATATCATTAGCAATACCGTCTGCCGCATCTACTAAGCCACCAGGGCCCATGATAGTAGCATTACTACCAGGACGAGCAATAGGACTGAGTGTAGTGTCGTACACTTCTGACTTGCCGAAGCCCATAACTTTAGCACCTGGATTAGTACCACTGAGTGCGCCGTCTTCATAAGTTACAGTCTCGTAGCGAACAGTCATACGATTCTCCATCGTGCCTGTTGCTTGTGAGTAATCATATGTATCATGCTCAAAGCGTTCGATGATAGGGTTGATTAAGGTATAAAGACTGTAGTTGTGCTGATTGAAGCCGTAGATTTTGATTGACTTGAAGAACTGTGGCTTAGGTTGACCAACAGCACCAGCGGCTGCTGATGTACTAGGCTCGCCTAAGTAACCCCAGTTTTGTTGATTACCTAGAGCGTTCTCGTATGTGTTTCTAGTGTTGATCGTTGTTGCATTTGCTGAAGCAGTGCCCGCATCGTTGTAGTAGTAGTTGTAGAAACTATTCCACACGTGCTTGACAGCGTTCATGCCGTCATCGTGAAATGTGATAGAGACAGGATCGTAGTTGAGTTTTGTTTGAACGTAACGCTTACGATTGTACTGATTCATCTCTGCTAGAGTGACGTTGTACTTAGGTAAGGTGATATTTTTTACAAGAAGACCAGGCAGGTGTGCTTCGGGAAAAGCGGCAGCGTTTGTGCCTAGTAATGCGTCATTGATTTCAAAGTATACATGAAACAGGAACTTCAGCTTGGGCGCATTTTGATAGCCGTTTGTTGTAAACGTCTTTGTTGCGTGTTCGTAAGTTCTTAGATTGGGTGGGTTGGTTAGACCAGCCACATACCCATCTAAGTACTGCTGAAAGAATCCTGCCATGTTGTTCTATTAAGGTGTTACGCCAAGGGCGCTGCCAGCGGTGCTACCAGTGGTTCCTTTTACGTAAGCACCATAACCAATATTATCTTGCGCTTTGTCATCAGCGTACTGTAGAGCATTATCATAACGAACTGTGCAACTAATCGTTACTGGTTCATTTGTTGCATAATTCAACGAGTTATAGTTTATAGCACTTAGGTAACATCCATATAGTTCCCACTGTTCTAATACTACAGGAGCCTCGCTTGAATTGCCACCATCTAGAATTTGGATTTGCATTTTGAATTTATAATCCACGCCTGCCGCAGCACTTGCTTGTTCTTGAAAATCCATTTGTTTCTGAACTTGTTTACCGATTATCTTAGCAATAGATCCGTCTGCACTATCTCTAACGTTGAATGTAACTGGTTCCCAAGTTGGTTTACCTGCTAGATATACTCTACTATTGTAAATCTCAATAGGAATTTCCGGAAACGAAACGTTTGGTCTCGTGACATCAATCATTTGTTTAGTCACTTCAATAGGATTGTCATTAACACCTATTCCTGTAAACAACACTCTAAAACGATATTGTAGTTTCGGCATGAGTAAGCCGATTTTTCCTGTTCCGCCATCGGAACCAGGTACTGTCATTGCATTTAATGCACTAAATGAAGCCATTTTATTTCTCCTGTTAATCTTATTTATCTAGAATGGAAGACAGATTTCGCTGTCTTCCATCAGTCTATTATCCAGCAATCTCGCCGGTATTCATAATACGAACTGGGATATAGATAAACTCGATAGCCTTGACTGGCTCAATAGCAATATCGATCCAGAGTTCGTTACGGTCGATACGAGCCGCAGTGTTGTTACTGTCATCACAAACAACTAGGTAGTCATAGATACCACGCTTAGCTTTAATGTCTGCGAATAAGGTAACGATTACGTCACGTACTTGACTGCGTGTTTGTTGATCATTAGGCTCGAATAAGAACGGACGTACAGCTACTTGTAGTCTGTCACGGATGTAACATACTAGACGAGCAACGTTCGTGCGATCTAGAGCACTTTGACTGTCGTAACTGTTCTTGTTACCGTAGTTCAAGATACCAACGTTTTGGAAGTAAGCGATTGGGTTAATGAAGTTACTGTATTGAACGTCACGTAGAGCAACACGGTTCTTAGTTGTTTGGAACTCACCACTGTCTGCGTCGATGTAACCGATGTTAGTCACGTTAGTGATAGCACCGCGGCGCATACCGGCTGGAGCGAACCATGGATAAGCAACTGTGTCGTTGTAAATCATTGTACGTAAGATCATGTGTGATGCTGGTACAACAACTTCACTGCCGGTTAGGTCAGTTGTGATAGCACTTGGGTAGTAAACGCCCAAGTATGTGTTACGTGTTACGAAGCCGTCGTCGCCTGTGCCTGTAGCGCCCTTAGCATTAGTTGCCCATGCTGTCAACGCATTAGCATCGTTAGCTAGGCGTAGTGGTGTGTCACCAACGATGTACGCAGTGTTGTTGCGATCATTGTTTAAGGTGATCATGTTAGGCTGTAGTTCAGCGTAACCAGGAGCGGCGATCAAGTTGAAGAATGTTGCTTCTTCACGTAGCTCACTACTACTGTCAACTGCTGCCTTCATTGCTTTTACTACCATAGCACGTTGTGCTTTGCGACCCATGTAAGGTGAACCGTCACTCTTGTTGCCACTTGCTGTTACCCATGCGTACTCAAATGCTGGGCGGTTAGCGATGTTTGTAGGTGCTGATGAGTTGTAGTCACCTGCGTCTGGGTAAGCACTTGATGTAAAGTACTTAGTTACAAACTTCTTAACTGTGTAGCCACTACGACGAGTGTTGAACAAGATTGTACCTTGTGGATATAGAGAAGCATCAGGTGCGTCTAGATCAACATAGTTACTTGTTGTTAGACTTACGATTGATGGGATAGGATCATTGACTGGGTCGATAGCGCCGCTTGAACCCCAACGAGCGTCAGCAAATACGATACCTTTTTCAGTTGTTTGATCTGCGTTATCAATCTTGACCCACTGAGCAATACCGTCAACTGTAGCACGACGATATAGCATTGGGTAGTTCTCTAAGTCGCCACTGTCTAGCCAAATGTCGCCATTTACTAGATCATTGCCACTTGGTTGTTGCTCTGGCTCACTAGCACTTACGATTACACCGTTAGAGTAGATTGCGTTTGAACCTGTACCGTATGCGATACCGTTTGTGCCGAACTGAGCGTTTCTGTAACCGACCCATGAGCCATTTACTTGAACCATCAAGTCAACTTGGTTAACTACACTGTGGAACCATAGGGTGCCATCAGCTGGATTCTCTACTGGCTCAGTGTCGTCTGCTGTGTATTCAAACTGTTCCCAAGCACTTAGTTGAACTGAGTACTCTGGTACTGCTACGCCACTTGCGTGTACTACGCTTGTTACGCCGCCTGAACCATCTACGCCAGTTACTTTGACACCGAAGTTTGTGCCGTTGTATGTAACTGTTAGCACATCACCAACAACATAGGCTGCGCCTGCTGCAGATACACCAAATGTAGGCGTGAAGCCGGTCGTTGTCAAAGTGAATGTTGCGCCTGAACCTGTACCGCCTGTTGCTAGGAGGAGAGTTGCTGCACTAGCGCCTAAACGAACTGTTGCGTTTACTGTTTGATATTCACCTTCTTTGGCACCTGGAGTACCCATTGATGTGCCTGTTGCCGCGTCGAAGGTATATGGTGTAAAGCCAGCAATATCTAGTGGACTTGCGGCACGGATAGCGGCGGTTGTTGAGTTCAAACTTAGTGAATCATACATCATGATTACGCCGCCTTCAGTGTGCTCTAGCACGATAGCACCAGTGATGCTGTCTGTGTAGCAGTCTGTGTAAGGGATGTTAGCTGCCAACCATGCGTCAACGAATGTTGTAGCATCGTTAGCACTAGCTGTTGCTGAACCGTTGATTGTTACAATATAAACACTTGTTGTAGCAGTTAGTTCGCTACTGCCTGGTAAACTTACACGAACGCCGATTTGTGAGCCATCAACGAAGCCTGTAGGAGCACTTACTGTACCTGTGAAGACACTTGCGCCTGTTTGAGCACGATAGAACAACTGTAGTGGTGCGCCTTGTGCTGTGTTGTACTGAGCATATACAGAGTTTAGAGGAATACTCTTGCCGCCTGTACTGTCTAGTGCAGCGTTTACTGCCGCATCACTTGTAGCGATAGTAACTGACTTACTTGCGTAAGCGCCGGTTGTTGTGCTGTACTGACCTAGAGATAGACTCATGCCGCCGTTTACAGCGTTAGTCTTGACCCATACACTGCCTGTTGGGCGTGGTGTACTGTCTGTTGTTCTCCATAGTGGCTGGTTAGCGTTAGTGCCATAAGCGATTGCTGGAGCACGTTTTACACCGCCAGTAATGCCTAGAGCTTCTAGTGTTACTGAGTCGCCGCCGATGTTGATCTCGCCGCCCGCATCTGTTACGTACATATTGATACGATTGTCAATGCGTCTTACTGTTAGGAACGGTACTCGTGCCGCGTTGATAGCAGTAATGATCGCCGCGATTGTGTTGCCGCTACTCAAACTGATTAGTGATGCGTGTTGACCACTGAATGAACTTCTGTAGCCGTTTACTGTACCAGCAGGAACATACTGTGCAGAGCCAGAGATAGTGTAAGTACCGGCGCCGCCTGTGCCTGTTCCTAGAGCAGTAATGTATGTGCCACTAGCAATAGAGATAGTTGCTGTACCTGTACCAGAAGTACCTGAGCCGGCACTTGTTGTTGTGAACTGTGTACCTGGTGCTGGTTGAATTGCGAAGCCTGCTACAGGTGCGTTACCTGTGCCTGATACTTGACTGCTCAACTTGTAGATACCGCGACCGCCTAGACCGGTAGTAGTTGTTGATGTTACTGGTGAGTAGAATGTCAACTCTGTTGTAGTAGTGAAACCTGCTGTGATTGCGTTACTCAATGTGATTACGCTACCAGCAATGTTGGTGATTGTTGTGCCAGCTGGGATGCCTGCTACAACTGATGTACCAGCGTTGTTTAGTGCTAGAACTAAGTCACCTACACTTAGACCTGTAACAGCGTTTAGTGTTAGTTGTGTATCACCTGCTGTTGCGGCTGCTGCAATCTGTAGACTACTTGATGTCCACTTCCAGTCTTGCTGAATGATGTATGTGCCGTTGTTTACTGTACCGCCAGTTACATAGCGACCTGCTCCTAGAACGTTGGTGCCTGAAGTTGAAGGTGTAGAAGTAACAACCATCTGAACTGCTGTAACAACTGCAGCACCTGTGCCGCCTTGACTTGTCATAGCACTGAATGTTGAACTAGCAGTAGCACCTAAACTTGTCCAGTCAGTAGAACCGACTGCGCTAATAGTGTATGTAACACCACTTGCTAGTGCCGTAGCTGCAACTGTGTCTGAAGTACCAGTAATTAATGTGCCTACTGATAGAGCACCACTTGTAACGCCAGTTACTGTTAGTGTGTTGCTACTAGCACCTGCGGCGCCGATACTTGCTGTTACTTGCGCAACGCTTGCACTTACTAGAGCACTTTGACTCAAGTGATATGTACCTGTAGAACCTGTACCAGTGATTAGAGCATCAATGTATGTACCAGCTGGAACGCCTG